AAAAGATTATTTTATAAAGTTTAAAAGATTAGGGAGTACTCCCAATATACCATAGATAATTTTATAATAACCAAAAAAAATTAAGACAATGGTAATTTTTTTAACTGCCGTTTTAGTTTTTGTAGTAGGAACATATACAGTTCGGCTGATAGACTATTGCTATAATAACTATATTATAAGATAATTTCCAATCATGGAACCCCGGTCAAAATACCGGGGCTTTTTTTTATTCCAAATAAGCCATAGAAAACTCTTTCGAAATAAACCGTCCAACTGGAATCGGTTTGGCTGATTCAATAGCCGTGTGAATTTCTCTTTTATTGAACTCATGCCCCTTTTCTTTGGCTTGCTTCTCGCATTCCTCCTCTTTATTTTTGAGGTAGTGAGTGATAAGCATCATCGCCCTATCAACGTTGAAGGTGTTCACGACAAAAGTCTGAACCCTTTCGTCTTCATTCTCCCCGTCCGTGAAGGTGATTTTCGTCTCAATCTGGTAGAATTTCTTTTCATTCGGTTTAGATTCTTCGTTACTATCTTCAGTCTCATCGTCCATCTTGTCAACGTATTCTGCCATCGTGATTTCATTTTTGAGATAGGCAAGCGAAGCATCGTCTACCTTGCGTTCTTTCAAGTTGTCGGTAAGAATCACGCAGGAATCGAATTCCTTTGCCATCGTCAGGGTGAACCCGAACTGGTAATTGAGTTCGATGTAGTCTTTCAAAATAAGGCAAGCATTCTCCAGCCCAGTGGCATACAACAAGAACTTATACTTCTTGTCGCTTATCTGTGCTTGTGCGATGTATGGATATAAAAACTTGTTCTCATTCTCGAACGCCAAACGATTCTGGTTGCTAACTTCCACTTCCTTGATACCATCAGCTTCCATACTGAAACGGATTTTTGCTAATAGGTCTTGGTCTATCAGCGTGCCACGCTCAAAGAGGACTTCATGCCGTTCTATGTTGACTGTTTCACCGGTATCTTCATCAATGAAAGATTCCTCCCATGTTTTGAGGACACGTTTTGCAAGGTACATGTTAAGCATCTTCTTCGGGTCAGACGTCACATACCGGATTTCTGTTTTTCTTGTTTCTATCATAACTAAATAAATTCTTGATTTCTTTGTATTTCCTGCTGTGCATATATCAGCATCTGATGTTCATTAGCAGCGGGCAAATAAATACCCGCCTGCGTTGCGCTCCAATTACGAAAACGGTCAATCGAAAGTGTCATTTCACCCGTTGTCAGTTCGGCAGAACTGCGCAAGTAGGTTACTTCATTCCCTTTTTTGTTGACTGTCTTGCGTTCAAACAAATCACGATTGCAAGTCCTCTTATAAAAATCAACTTTAACTTCGTCCAGGCTGCAACCGTATTCACTGCCAAAGTACCCTAAAAGAAGATGTAAATAAGAATTTTGGGCAAGTGTGCGGTTGGGCAGTTTCTTCTTCACTTCCACCACCGCACGCTCTTTAAACAACTTGTTTACATACTCTTTAAACTTGGGCACTTGGTATTCATTCTTCAAGTCGAACAACATACACTAAAATGGTAAATCATCCTTTGCATTACCATTCGCCTCAACAGGAGGCGGAAAATTTTGCGGTTGTTGATAAGTCGGCTGTGGTGCCGGCTGTTGTACCGATGCAGTCTGTGAGGATTGCGATCCGCTACGTCCTTCTATTTTATAGCATCGAATAGACGCCATACGTTTAAATTCTCCATCCTGATTCGTCCATGAACGCCCCTGTAAGACAAATGATACAGTAACAACATCACCATTTTTATAACGATCAAGTTCTGCACACTTATCACCTGAAAACTCCAGCGGAAGAATGTTCTCATATTCGCTACGCTCACCTGTATAAGGGTCGTAAGTGGTAGCATCTAAAATAAATTCCCGTTTAGTAAATGGGGAACCGCCACTTTTAGACGGGATTTGAACGGTCTGTTCGATTTGAATTATCCGCCCGGTTATTTGGTTTGCCATTAATTTTCTCCTCCAAATATCTTTTTATCGGTGATTAACTCTCTGTTTTCTTCCAAGAATCTGATAAACTCTTCGCAATGATTAGTGAGAATAGGTATGTCACGTTCCGGATTGAACACATAAGTTTCTGTATAGGTATCTACCACATAACCGCCTTTGTTAAACTCTACGATGTTGTACTCAAACGTTCGTACATCTGAACCGTTCTGCATAAGTGCGAAAGGATAAACAAGGTGCTGATGATGGTCTTTGAATTTCCCTACGGTATAGCTTCCGGTTGTTTTGATGTCGTGGACGCTGGCTGGCATCAGTTCGTCAATTACCCCATAAACCAAAACATTGCCGTATGCGGTTGGAAGAATCGCTTCTACTCTTTGTTGGGTTAATGCGCCTTTGTAGTAATTGGCAAACTCTCGGCAAAGTGAGATTGGGAAAGTAAAAACACGATTATTATAGGTAGCTTTCAAACCTATAACCTCGTTGGTTTGAACCTCATCGTAATACAAAGGTTTACCTGTTTCGTCACAAGCTCCTTCGCGTATTACCTTATATACCTTTTCAACCTGCACAGTTTCGGATTTCCGATTTTCAATCATACAGTCAATAACCTCATTAAAGGCTGTTCCCTTGTCTGCCGCTTCGCTATCGAATGGCTTGCGATTAATCCGGTCTATCAGTTCTTGAAACTGTTGTTCGTGAAATTCTTCGGGAGTATGGGGTGGGTTTTCTGACCACCCCCAATATTTATCCCAAATCACATCACTATTCAGATATCCCCAAAAGGCATCAAGAATCGTGGCGTAAAAGCGATATCTAGGCTGCATCTGAATAAGTTTTTGTCTCTTTATCAAATACTAACCCCAAAGAGTTTACTTTGGCGGCAAACAAGCTTCTCGCTTTCATCAGAGAACTACCAACATGTTCAAACTCATTAATATGAGAGGCGAATTCATTAGCAGACTTGGCATCAGTTATAAACTCGATACTTTCTTTGATTTCCTCTATCACCTTGTCATACTTTTCCTGCGCTTCCTTCTTAGCCGCCAGCATACTTAAATAAGAATTGATTATCTTAGTGGTGATAAAGTCGTTCTTTGCGGTCGGATTGCCATTTCTGTCAAGAATAATAGGCACTTCCATTACTGATGGCAGATTACAGGTGTTTTTACCGTCATTTCTTGAAGTCGGATCAAAGGTTATAGTACGTCTCTGTATGCCTCTCTCGCTCTTCATTTCGAGATAACCGAGTAAATCCAATTCTGTAACGATGGAATTATAAGATTTCTCACGTAAAGCAGGAATGAACACCGTATCATCACCTTCTTTTCTTGTATCACGATGGGCTACAAAAATGATATGCTTATTCAAACCTGACAATGTTCTCGTCATCCATGAAAATTCAGCATTGATACCACTCCAATCCCTGATAGACGGCTGGCGAGTTCCACATTTATAAGTAATGATAAAATCCATCATCTTACCGATAGTATCTACTACGATTGTCTGATAGGCTGACAAATCTTCTTGCAAAACCTGTTGGACATCACTCCAAGAGGTAACTTGTACAGTATCGATGTTTTCCAGGTGCGCCATGTTCATACGCTTAACACCATTATCAAAGTCCAACAACAACGGTTTCGGGGCACTCAATGCTACCGTACTCTTTCCCATACCGGCTTGGCCGTAAATCATCATCTTTACGGTGGTAGGGATTACTAATTCATTACTTTTTTTAATAAGGCTCATAATTGTAAATTTAAAGGGTTAATTATATTCTTTGTTCTTTAGAATCAATAGCATAGAGAAACACATCGCAGGCATTCACATCATAAGGAGACATCTTAGTCGGTCCCGTTTTTGTCGCCCGAATTTTATTTTCTCTAATTAATTTTTCAAGCCTATACCGGCCACCTACAAATCCCGCTGCTTGCGACTTATTCAGAGGTATCCTATTTCCGATTCGATAAAGGGTACTTAATTTAGTTTCTGCATTCATTCTGACCTCCTTACTCTTTCAAATGTTTCAATTTTCGTCCTTCGTGCCCTTCTCATATCGCTCTGTTCGTGGTAAAGCGACAAAGAAAAGACACATAATAAACCACAGGCAACGGATGTACGAATGATAGGTGAAAAATCCATTGTGAACTTCACACCGGCTATCCGTTCATAAAGCATGGTTGCCAATTCCCGACCATTCCTCACCTGCAAAACATCAAAAGCCCTCTGCAATTGGTTGTTTATTGTACTAACTGCTCGACATTTGAGATTTGCAATTTCTTTCTTTTCATACCCTTGTGCGTACATTCGTGCTGTAATCTCGCATTCAGGTGTGAGCTCTGTAAATACTCTATCCATAATCGTGTGAGTTGATAATTAGTAGTTCCTTACTACATAGAACTTCCCTTTAGGAGCTCCTTCTTGCTGAATAGAATAAAGTACATCTTCCGGTTCTACAAGCCGATTGGCTCTCGCCAAACGATTCAAATCTTGAACCATACGGGACACTTTCACATAAAGAGATAAAGAGAAAGGTAGCTTATCATTTTTCTTTATCAGCTTCTCTTTGACTTTTTTTCTTTCTTCTGATTCTTTTGCCATAAGATTTAATTTTAAATTAATGATTCGTGGATGGTAGAGGAATCGAACCCCTCTCACTCGTTTGAATTGATTGCGCAACACGAAGCTCTAACCGATAAGCTAACCATCCAAAATAATAAAGGTGCGCTATTCTCACGAACGACACACCCCAGTACAAACACAAAATAAAACACGACAAAAACAGTTATGTCAATAATCCTCTTTCAACTCCAAATATGTCAAAACAGTAAGTATAATAGATAAAACAAACATTATAGATGTCAGTATAACACCAGACATATACATGGGACTATCTTTGATAACAGCATTACATAGTATCACTGTCATACATAATAATATGACCAATGAAAAAGAAAACATAATCACTTTCACAGCAACTTCTCCTTTACTTTAGCAAGTGTGCATTTACTTTGGTGAACTGCATCATCAATACGCAGCATTAAACTATCCATTTCTCTTGTACGTCTTATAGACAAAGCCGCCAAACAATCAGTAGTAGCTTTCAATTCACGTGAAAGTTCTTTCACCGTATCTTCCAAGAATTTCATGTACTCGATTTCTTTCATAAACAATAAGTATTAGTTTGTGCCCGCCAACCTTTTAGACAGTTGTACCAGTAATCGAGAACTGACGGGCTTTTATATCAATACCAGTACGGACGCCCAACCCGTATGCTTACTGCTTAATGGACGGTTTTGCTGTGGTTTTACTTATCCATTGTTTTCGCGCCCAAAGTAGCGCCCTTACATTTGCTGAGTCGTAAGTTAACTCATCTTTTATTCCAGTCAAAAGCTAACTGTCATGTATCAATGTCACATGCTGACATACAAGCCCTTTATATCTTGCATTATTTCAGCTATATCGTGGGTGAAGAAGAAGATATAGCAGTGTTCCACAATGTCAAAGAACTAATCAATAGTGCCCATGTAGAATATTCACTACGTCTGCACGGGCTGTCGTGCGTGATATAATCGTGTGATTAATCATCGTAAAAAAACTTCTCACCCGGCTTTCTGAAAAGCTTATAGCTTGCATACAAGCAGCCTAATACTATCAATGCCTCTATCATACCGCCATTCTGTCAAGTTGAAACTCTATGTACTCAATCTCTTCTTGAATACTCTGCAAGGCTTCTTCTTTGGTATCAGTATTACAGTATGTGCAAGCTTCTGCCTCTGACATACCGTCTACTCTATCAAGCTCAGTACAAGCCTTATCTAAAGACTTTTCAAACTCATAAGCATCTATGCTGTCACATACCCTATACTGTCTCATATCATGCAATCTTTAAAAGGTTGGCTTTTTTGTAGCATCTGAACTCTTGGCGTTCGGTATCATAGTAAGTTTGAACAGTGTCATTCTTCGCTCTCTTATCAGTACCTGTAATAGTTGGCATCAGCTTTTCATTCAGTGTGCCATAGGCTTCACGTACAGAACCATCTACTTTTTGAAAGTAGAACTTCACAATCTTACTTTTCATTTGAGCTTTCAGCTTTAAGTTTGCCCAAGCAACTTTCAGTGCTTCACTCATTGAAAAACCGTTTCTCTTCACGAAAGACCATGCAAGTGACATGACTTCTTTCATCTGATTTCTAAAATTCGTGCTCATAACCGTGTGATTTAATATGTTTATACTATTGCGTTACTCAAACTTTCTTCGTTTCTTTGTATCATTGAATGTTTGATGATGCAAATATACTACCTTATCGCAATATATCGCTATTTATCGCAAACAAATATCGCTATATTGACAATATTTAACAATATATGAATAAACTAAATATTGCAAAACTGCGTAAGTCTCTAAAAATGAATCAAGAGACATTTAGAAAAGAAGTGGGTATTTCTCAATCGTATTTATCTGAGCTTGAGACAGGGAAAAAGATTCTCACCGAAGATTTATATAACAATATAGTAGAAAGATTCGGAAGGAATATCATTATCCCTTTTATCGAAGCAGACTGCGATAATATCGCAAACAATACTCCCCACTTGGAATGTAATAATAAAAATGTCATTCCTTTATTCGAATTAGAAGCAGCCTCATGTGGAATGCCATCAGGTTTTGAAGTTGCAATAGAAGCCAATAAATGCGATAGATACATTATTCCTGATTTAGCAGGCTGTGATTTTACCATTAGGACACGAGGAAGAAGTATGATTAATAGAAGTCATCCAGAAAGAAGTATTCCCGAACGTTCTATTGTAGGGTGCAGAATATGGAGAAGTAGATCACATGTTAGATGGGGAGAAGTGTATGCATTGGCTACTCCCGATGGAGTAGTTATAAAAAAAATTATGCCCTCAGAAAAAGATGGATATATAAAATGTGTATCTTTTAATGAAGAGGAAGGGTTTATACCATACGATCTTCCTGCTGATGAAATTCAAGATTGGGCTATAGTAGTAGGAGTAGTTACTGTAATGAATTGGGTATAAACTATGAGATTCAACCAATACACATGGAACCTATATAAGCAATCTCCAGAAGGACAGAAAGCTATCAAAGAGTTTGAAAAAGCCTCCGAAAACTTATCAGAGTTTGACTTGATGTTTAAATACAATCCAAGATTAGAACTTTGGAATGATAATAAGAAAAGGCGTTCTTTCATTGAGGACTTCATGGAGAGCATGTGGTGCTACAATATTAGTGAATTTCCTGATGAACCCACACCTCAAACTTTGAAAGAAGCCAAAGAAAAATTTGAGGACACGATTTTTCGAGGTTTATGGGCAAATGGAGAGGTAATCATACCGATAAAAGACTATGAAACGATGCTTATGACTATCGTGTGGACGTCTTTCTTACTATATTACTACGAGCCTAATTTTTTCTTCCCGAATATTTTTCTTTACCGCTTCTTCGAGCTACACAAGATAGCCGACACATTCGATATAGAACTACCCACTATTCCCAAGAAGCCAGACTACAAGGCGAGGTGTATGTATTATTGGGAACTATGTGAAATGTTTTATCAATTCAGAACAAAAAATAATCTCTCACCGGCAGAGTTATGCGCATTTTTATACGATTTCGCACCAAACTTCACACCAAAGGAGAAGGCCGAAATTCCAAAACCATCACAAGCGTGGTGTATTGGTGGGTTGATTAATAATGAAGAGATATCTAAAACCGACTTTTGGCAAGCCAGCCCAGAGACAAAGAAGGGCGATATTCTAATTCACTACGAAACATCACCAGTTAGCGCAATCACTTGTTTGTGGATCGCTCAAACAGATGGAGTGATAGATCCATTCTTCCACTATTACAGCAATACGTATATAGGAAATAAAATAGATATTCCTCACATCACATTGAAAGAACTTCAAGCAGACGATTATTTTTCAAAGCATCCGCTTATCAGAAAGAAGTTCCAAGGAGTGAACGGATGGCCGATGAGTAGCGAAGATTATTCTGAACTTCTACGAATGATAAAGGCAAAAGGGTTTGATACAGAAACCTTACCAAAGCTGTATGCTCCTACTCTACCCAAAAATGTAAATATAGAGATAGAACGGGACGTAGAACAACAGTTATTAGAACCTTTGCTTAACTCTATGGGATGGCATGAGAACAAAGACTTCATTCGCCAATTACCAATACATGCAGGACGTGGGCACCGGATATTCCCAGATTACGCTTTGCATTATGAAAATAAGCCGGATGAGGAAAAGTCCAAAGTGTTGATTGAAGCCAAACTTTACATGAAGAACAACCAAGAGATAGAAGAAGCATTTTTGCAAGCTCGCTCATACGCTTGCCTTCTTGAATCCACTATAATAGTTCTTTGTGATAAACAATGCCTAATCGTTTATGAGAAGAAACAAAGTTTTGACCGGGACAGCTATAAGAAATACTACTGGGAAGAACTAGATAATCCCGATGTATTCAACGAATTAAAGAACAGACTAAATATTTAAAATTATGAAGAAGATTTTATTTTTAGCAATTATTGCATTAATAATGATAGGATGCAAATCAAGAGAAGAAAAAGCCGCAGAGCTTATTAAACAAGAAATGTTCAAAACACTCTATGATTTTGAGAGTTATGAACCAATTGAAACCAAAATTGATAGTGCTTTTACTTCCATATATACCGATACATTAGCTTTACAATATGCAAATGAAGTAAAAATCATGTTTGATGAACTAGAAGAAGAAGAAGTCGAATTTGAGAATGCGAAAAGTGCAATGGAGATATGGTCTGATAGCTATTCTTCATTAGGTGTATACAAATATAATGAAGCAAAAAGAAAAGTAAATGATTACATAGAAAAGATTAATAAGACCCTGAAAAAAAATGATGAAGTATACGCCAAAATAAGAGAAAGGAACCTGCAAATAAACCGTTCTTTCATTGGTTGGGAAGCAAATCATAAATTTAGGTGTAAGACGAAAGGAGGTAACTTTGATTTAGGTAACTATCTATATGTTTTCGACAAAAACATGAAGCATATTCTATATAGTAAAGACACAGATAATAAGGAGGACCATCGGCTGTTTGGAATTATAGGTGATGCCATTCAATCCGATAATGCAAAAGAAGAAATAGATGAAGAAACAGTTTCAACACAATCGGTAACAGATAGCATTTCAAAAGCATTGAAAGGGGAGATCTAAAACTTATTATTAACAGTTTAATTCTACCGCTAAACTGACAATTGTATAGCAGATTGTGTTTTGAAAAATTCAGACAATCATAGAATCTTGCATGAATATCAGCAATATACGTAGGAATCTATTAGAGACTTCGTAACGCGTAGGTCGCCAGTTCAAGTCTGGCTAGCGGCTCGAAGGAAAAGAGATGCTTATGCATCTCTTTTTTTATTTCATAGATTCTTCTTACCTTTGCCAGACTAAAAAACTGTAGAAATCGATGAAAAAGAAGACAAAAAGAATTCTCACAGGAGGATTGATAGCCCTGTTCTTTATTGGTACAGCTTGTACCGGAACATTC